ACTTTGTAAAAGACTATATTATGGTTAAAGAAAAGCTGGGACTATCATAAGGAGATATTATGGCTAAAGTAGTAGGCGCAGGTAAAACTTCAAAAAAGGGCGTTAGAAAAGTTACATCTATTGGAAAATCAGTACGATCACGTCCTAATAGTAAAAACCAAAAACGAAATTGGAAGAAGTATAGAGGTCAAGGATGACACTAATTTTTGAACGAGTGGGTAAAACTGTATATGCACGAGAATTTGGTGCACATCCTTCAACACGTTGGGTATATAAAGAACTGGATTGATGAAGAAATTTATTTTTGATGTGGATGGCACATTGACTCCAAGTCGTGGTGTCATCGATCCTGCATTCGCTAAATGGTTCTGGGGGTTTATCCAGTCCAACAAAACTTGGTTAGTTACAGGTAGTGATTATCCAAAAACACTTGAACAGTTAGGTCGGGACATCTGCGAAGAAGTGGTGACTGTCTACAACTGTTCTGGTAATGATACGTTCTTCAAAGGTAGACGTGTTAACACAAAATCTTTCAACCCACCACAAGAACTTTATGACTTGATGCACGGTTGGTTGCAGACTAGTTCTTTCCCTCTACGCATGGGAAACCATATCGAAGAACGAGCGGGTACTATCAACTTCAGTATTATTGGTAGACCCTATGATCCCCCACTGACACTTGCAGAACGCAAACTTTACATCAAACATGATTTGGAAAATCGTGAAAGAGAAAGTATTGCATATCAGATCAATTACGAATTTCCTGATGTTGCTGCAACAGTGGGTGGGGAAACAGGTGTAGACATCTATCGCAGAGGTGGAGACAAAAGTCAGATCCTAGAAGACTTTGATGCACCATATGATGATATCTATTTCTTTGGTGATAAAATGCAAGAAGGTGGTAACGACTATCCTTTGGGAAAACTTCTTCCAGAGAAAAATGTTTTCGAAGTCAAAGACTGGAAACATACGTGGTCGATATTGAGTGAGATGTAGAAATAAATACTATTACTCATAAGGAATAGAAACATGTTTAACAGATTTATGCAAACATTAACATTGTTCACTGCGTTTGCAATCGCTGCAGTGGCTGCATGGTTTTCAGTGGTTGGTTTGTCAACTATCTTTGCAGGTGCATTCTGGTCTGTTATAATCATGGCGTCTATTCTAGAAATCGGTAAACTCGTAAGTGCAGTTTGGTTACACCTATACTGGAAATCGGTTGGTGGTCTAATCAAACTGTACCTTTTAATCTCAGTTTTCATCCTCATGGTCATCACGTCTATGGGGATCTTTGGTTATCTGTCAAAAGCGCACATCGAAACCAAAGCGAGTGGTGGAGAATATGCAGCCCAAATTGAAAGAATAGAACAACGTATTGATAGACAGAATACTCAGATTGCACGTGCAAACAAAACTTTAGATGATTTAGATGCTGCACTTGACAAGTACAATGAAGTCGGTGCGGTTACTAAGGGACTTGCTGCACGTGAAGATCAGAAAGAACAACGTGAGGTTTTGAACGCAGATATCGATACTGCATATGATAAGATCGACGAGTACAGAGATCAGATTGCAGACATCAACGTAGAAGTTCGTGCATTCGAAGTTGAAGTTGGTCCTATCAAATATGTCGCAGAACTTGTCTATGGTGATGATGCAGAAACGAACCTCAGTGATGCGGTTCGTTGGGCGATTATTCTTATTATCGTCGTATTCGATCCACTCGCAGTTATTCTGTTGATCACATCCGCAAAAGCGATCAAAGAACAGAAACCAAAACCCAAACGTAAACCTGCAAAGAAAAACATCAACTACATTGATCCAAAGGACATTGTAAAGGTTGACCCTATCTAGCCTAAATATCTCTACACATAGGAGATTTTAGATTATGATCATTGCAGGCGTAGACTACAGTTTGACATCCCCCGCTATATGCGTCCACGAAGGAGACGAGTGGGATTATAAGAACTGTCGATTTTATTATATGGTAAAACGTGACAAACTATTACATCCAGAGAAGCAGTTCAATGCAACTCTGTATCCTTCTTTTGACCACGATATTGAAAGGTTCGAAAAACTTTCTCTTTGGTCACTCAACATTCTCAAAAAACATAAAGTAACACACGTCAACATCGAAGGTTATGCTTTCGGTGCGGTTGGTCGTGTCTTTCAGATCGCAGAAAACGCAGGACTCTTAAAGTATCAAGTGCATAAAGAAGGATTGGGTTGTTTTGTTCATGCTCCGACTGTTATTAAGAAATTTGCGACAGGTAAGGGTAACGCCACGAAAGAAAAGATGTATGATGCATTTTTTTCTGAAACAGGGGTTGACATTCGTGAAAAAATCGGTATAATGTCAGTTAAACAATGGAACCCTGTGAGTGACATTGTGGATGCTTACTATATTGCGAAGTTCGGTTTTGAAACGGAGAAAGAGAATGCAGATCAAACGTAAGAGTACAATAACTGGTGTTTATCGTACACGTGAAGTCAAGGTGAAACCCAGAGATTATGAGATGTGGGAGAAGGGATACGTGAGTATCAACGAAGCAATGCCTTACCTTGATGAGAATGATCGTGCATTCATTCTTGCAGGTATTACTGATGATGAATGGAAACAAGCATTCGCTGCAGAAATAAGTAACATAATCAACGATCAATTCTGAGGAAAATTTATGACTACTATGACCGCATGGTTACTTATTTCCTACGTTGTAGGCACTGCATTCGGATTTTACATGGGAAAGCGTTATCTTATCCACGAAGCATTAGACATACTTATCGATCAACTTATTGAGGATGGGTATATCAAAACAAAAGGATCTGGTAAGAATATAGAGTTGTTGAAGTACTGGGAAAAAGAATGATAATTATATTTAATGGACCGCCTGGTTCTGGTAAAGATGAGGCTGCTGCATGGATGCAGAATCGTGGAAACTTTGAACATCTAAGTTTTAAACACGAACTTTATAAAGAAACAATATATTACTTTGATGTTCCGACAGACTGGTTCATGGAACGTTGTACAGATCGTGAAACAAAAGAAGTTCCATCTGTATTACTTGGACACATGTCCTGTCGTGAAGCAATGATTCATGTTTCAGAAAATGTTATCAAACCAAAACATGGAAAGTCTTATTTTGGTGAACAAGTGACTAAACAAGTCAAGGATGGTGTGGATTATGTCATCTCTGATGGTGGATTTGTAGAAGAGATTATGCCTTTGATTGATAGAGTTGGGAAAAATGATATTGTACTTGTCCAACTTGTTCGTGAGGGTTGTTCATATTCTACAGACTCTCGCAGGTACTTCAATGGTAGTCCTGTATATGATTTCATCTGCGGCAAACTATCATCCATTGAAGAAGAATATATTCAAGATGTCCAACTTCCAATCAAGACAATTCGCATATATAATAATGGAACGTTAGAACAATTCCATTCCGCATTAGAGGAAGTACATGGGTTCATCAAACATGAAACTGTCAGCTGAACAACATGGTGAGATGGTTTTTACTATACTTTTTAATGATTACCATCGTCCATTTGTAAAGGGCAAAGCAAATAGAGATAAGATTGAAGAAGAGATCGTAATGGGTATTTACAGGGGTGAAATTCCTGCATGTTCGCAGGAAGATGTAGATATGGTCATCAATTTAGTAGACGATTTGTTACTTAATGGGATAGAGTGAAACTGGATTCTTTGTTATGAGTAAACTTGTTGGTATACCTGTACCAAACGTCATCAATCTTAAAGAATGTGAAGATCGTCGCATTTACATGCAGAACGAACTGGCTAAACATTCTATCACTCCAATCTTTCATCAATACGATAGATACGAAGACTCAGATGTTCGTGCATTCTGCGATGAAATGATTGAACCTTATTGGATCGACAAAGGCACTACAACTTCCCACCTTCTCACAATCAAGAAATGGTTAGAAACAACAGACGAAGAGATTGGTCTGTTCATGGAAGATGATGTTGATTTCACCACAGTCCAACACTGGAACTTCACCTTCGAAGAGTTTGTGGAACGGATGGGTACAAAGTGGGGTGCACTACAGTTAGGACTTGTACATGAAAGTCACCCTGTGATGGTTCCACGTAAACGTGAACAACAGGATCATGGTCTACAGTGTTACGTGTTACGTAGGAAGTATGCAACCAAACTAGTGAAGTTCTACTTCAATCAAGGAGATGATACAATACACTATAGGATGCCAGTGGGTGCAATGTTATCTTTAGAGAACGCAGTCTTGTGGGGATTTGGAAGAATCTTCACCTTCCCTCTTTTCAATCACAACGTAACACAGTTTAATTCTGCAAACATTTTTCAAAAGGGATCTCAGGTGGATGCGTCTGTGAGATCATATCACACTATTCGTGCGTGGTGGGAAAATGAAGGCAGAAATATGAGTTTAGATGAAATCTTCAACAACAGTAAAATAGATTATTAAAAGGAAAAAATTATGAGTTGTCTATACAAAGGTCAAGTTATCGAATCTGAGGTATCCGCTAATTCGTTTGGTGGTACAGAAATGATGCGTGAACGTGTAATCAAAAATGTGGATAAACAATGGCTGGATCAAGTAGCGATCCACTTCTCACGTCCACGACAGTTGTTTGAGGATGTACCCAACATCCTTTACTGTCATGATCTTGCAGAAGATCCAGAGAATAATGTTCTTGCGAATGGAGGGTGGGAAAAGTTCGATCACTTTGTATTCGTATCTGCATGGCAACGTGATCAGTTCATCACACGTTTCAATATCCCCTATTCAAAGACAACAGTAATCTACAATGCAGTGGAGACCCAATATGATCCAGTTAATAAAGACGTTGATACAATTCGTTTTATTTACCATACTACTCCCCATCGTGGTCTTGAGCTCCTTGTTCCTATCTTTGATGCTCTTACTAAGTCTTTCGATAATATTCACTTGGATGTATATTCGTCATTTGGTATCTACGGATGGGAACAAAGAGACGAACCATACCGTGATCTTTTTAAGAAGATAGAAGATCATTCTCACATGACTTATCATGGTTGGCAACCCAACGATGTTGTGCAAGAAGCATTGAAGAAGTCTCACATCTTTCTCTATCCGAATATCTGGAAAGAGACATCGTGTATTGCAATGATTGAAGCAATCAAAAACCAAGTTATTGTTATCCACCCCAACTATGGTGCATTGACAGAAACGGCAGCGAACGCAACAATCGTGTATGAGTATACCGAAGACAAGACACAACATGCGAACTATGCATTTAGTATTGCTGCACAGGTTCTTAATGTACAAAAAGAGAATCCGAATTACTTCAACCGTTTCACATATTCGGATCGTTACAACCTTGCACGTAATAGTATCGAGTCTTTCACAAATGTGTGGAACCAAGTTCTTTCACTAATCGTTCAGGAGGCCCAAAAATAACACTTGACATTTGTTGTACGGTGTAGTACACTGTACATAATGTAAATTTGTTGGAAACTTAAAAATGGCAATCTTAGTAGATTTTAACCAAGTAATGCTCGCCTCATTTTTTGCGAATGCAGGCGGGCACAATGTAGAGATTGACGAAAATATGATTCGTCACATGTTCCTTAACTCCCTTCGTGCGAACCGTAAGAAGTTCACAGAAGAATGGGGTGAAATCGTAATCTGTTGTGATAGTAAGAATGTATGGCGCAAAGACATCTTCCCCTATTACAAAGCTAACCGTAAGAAGTCTCGGAGTGAGTCTGATATTGATTGGAACGAACTGTTCACAGTAGTTCACAAGATCCGTGATGAGATTGATGAGTCTTTCCCCTACAAAGTAGTTAACGTTGATCGTGTTGAAGCAGATGATATTATTGCGACTATCGTACACGACAATGGGACTACCCTCAACACAGGTGGAGAGAAGTTCTTGATCCTATCAGGAGACAAGGACTATATCCAATTGCACTGTTATGCGAACGTTGGACAATATGACCCAGTCCGTAAACGTTGGATTCGAAATGATGATCCTGATAAATACCTAAAAGAACATATTCTTAAAGGTGACGCAGGAGACGGTGTACCCAATGTATTATCTGCAGACAACTGTCTTGCAATTGGAGAACGACAACGTCCTATGACATCCAAGAGACTGTACGCATTGTTAGACGGTGGCGAGAAGAACATGACAGAAGAAGTTCTTTCTGGTTATCATCGTAACAAGATGATGATCGACTTAAACGAGATCCCTCAGAATTATAAGGATGAGATTCTTGAAGTGTATAATAAAGACAAGATGATTGGACGTGAAGGACTGTTCAACTTCTTTATTAAACATAAACTAAAACATTTGTTAACGGATATACAGGATTTTTAAAATGGCAGCTCGAAGACTTCCTCTTTCAGAGATAGTGAGTAAAGCAGGTACACTGCGCAGTAAGAAACAAAAGATTGAATGGTTGCAACAAAACGATTCAGTACCACTTCGATCAATTCTTCGTCTATGGTATGACGAGAATATCGAATGGTTGGTTCCAGACACGGCGCCTCCTTACAAGAAGAATGCGACTTCAGATGAAGGGATGATGTTGTACCACGAAACACGTAAGCTTCGTATCTACGTAAAGGGTGGTGGTTATGATGACCTCAACCAAGCAAAACGTGAAGGATTATTCATTGGGTTACTCGAAGATGTATGTGACCCAGATTCAGAGATGCTTTGTCAGATGATTTCAGGCGAAAAACAGAAAGGTCTGACAAAACAAACTGTGGAAGATGCATTTCCACGTATTTTTATCGATCCAATCAAACTGAGTTAGGAACATGAGTAAGAAGTTCAAAAATTTCCGTAATAAAAGTAAAGAATACGAATACGAAGACGAATGGGGCGACTTCAATGAAGAACGCATCCAAGAAAAGCAACGTGGTAAAAAGCGAAAGCAGAAAGTCAACGAAGGTCGTAATCGAAAACATATGAACTTTAAAGACTTCCGTGACAGTTAAAAAAACTTGAAAAAAAATCATTTTTTTTCAAAAAAACTCTTGACAAATGGTACGAAATGTACTATATTAATAATGTACTAGTGAGAAAGAGTAAATATGATTGCGATAAAAGAAAAAACAATAT